GGCGGTAGGGCTTCACGCGCGCTTCCATCCGCTTGGCGTAGGCGTTGTTAGAACCGCCAGCACGCGCCACGCGAATGCAGATCGGCTTGCCCTTGCTGTTTTCACCGTACTCGAGCAGGATGCCTTCCTTCTCGAGAGTGTTGTCGGTCTTGAATTGTTTGTAGAGACTCATTAGATCACCTCATGGTGCAGTTTCAGGGCGCGGGCACCATTGCTCGCGCCCCTGTAGCTTACACGCCGCCAGCCACATCCGGCAAGTAAGAGAAGCTCTGGAAGAGCAGGGTGTGGCCGAACTTGGATTCAGCCGCGTTGTTTTCCAGCGGAAGAGTGATTGCCTGGTCTTGTTCCACCGCCAGACGACCGTCACCCAGCGACAGAAGCGGGATATCCCACAGCAGCGCGAGGTTCTTCTTGAGCATGATGATGTCGATCGTCACGTCGCTGTTATTGCGCACAGCCTGCACAGCGGTGACATCTGCGAAATAGGCGGTAGTGCTGCCGCCCACCTCGAAGGTGCCTGCGCTGGTGTCGAACGCGCCCAGCACACCGATCGCCTTGTTCGGGCTCACGTTGTTATTCACCGACAGCGACATCTCAGTCGCAAAGGCGAACAGCGGCAGCGGTGCAGCATCGGTCGCGCTGGCGAGCGCCAGCTTGATGCGGGAGAAGTCCGAGGAGGTGTTGAACGCGGAGCCCGGGGTCAGCGTCGGACGGGTGCCGGTCTTCAGGCCTTGCGTGCCGGTGCGCTGCTCGTTGTCCACCGCGACGAACGACAGATCCATCGTCACCTTGTCAGCCTGTGCGATGTTCAGCGTCAGTTCGTTGGGCACAGCGCCCACGAGGTATTCCGACATCGTGCCGTTGGCGTCCGCGCCCAGCGTGCGCTCGACGTGGTACGTGCGACGCTTGATCAACAGCGGGTCCGACTCGTTCTTCAGCACGGAACCGAAGAACAGGCGGATGGTCTTGCCGGTGCCAACTTCCGCCACCGGAGTCCAACTCACCTTGTCGAATTCGATGTACGCAGCATTGATCACGCTGATACGTGCGAATCCGCGGTTGTTGGCGAACTGCGTACCAGCGGCGTCACCGCCGACGTAGACCCACTCGCCCGGGATCAGGCCCAGCGTGGTCCAGTCAACTGCACCGCTTGCACGATTGAGTCGCACGAGCGAACCGTTCATCACGATGTCAGCGGTCGCGCTGGCGAACTGATAACCGACCGTGTCCAGCTTCGCAGCGGCAGGCGGTGCAGCTTCGTCCGCGATGACTTCGTTGACCACAACAGCGGTCGCCGTGCTCGCGCTGGCAACGCTCTTCAGGCCGTTGTTCGCTGCAACACCGAAACCCGACGCCATGACGAGTTGCTGCGCCAGGAAGCCGGTCAGGTTGGCTGCGGCAGCGTAGGTCTTGGAAGCGCCGGTCACGCTGGTGATCGCGGTCGCGGTGCTGTTCATGGGTGCCGTGGTCTTCTTCTCACGGATGTCCGCGAAGAAGAAACCCTGAAGCAGGCGGGTCGTGTTGCTGAAGGTCAGATCCTGGTTGAAGCCACCGGAGGCGTCCAGGTCGGTCGTCACGCCCTTCTTGCGCTGGCGCGACGGGTTGATGGGGTTGCGCGCTACCGTCGCAATCTGCCCACCGAAGTCCGAATACGAGTTCGGTTCCAGCGGGTAGAAGACCGGCGAGCCGGGCAGCGTTTTGAGGGAGGCCTCTTCGGCGAACCGGAGGCCAGTTACGTTCGAGTCAATCTTGTTTGCCATGTGATCACCTCACGTCGTCATAAGAGAAGGTTGCCAAGACGTTCAATTGCTCGAACGCCCCACTCGTGCCCAATTCGTTCATCCTTACATCCCGAAACCAGACATTTTCATGTCGTGAAGCCTGGAACGCATTGACAACGATCTGAGCAGCTTCGTATCCGGCCTTGGAGCCATCTCCCACGGGGGCGAACACTTGGATATAGACAGTGCCAGTCCGCGCCCAGCGCCTTGCACCATTCTCGCCAGCGAGAGAGGCTTGAGCACCAGTTGCATGCCGGATTGTAGCACGAGCCCACACTGTCTCGCTAGTGGGAGCACTGCCGGGCAAATCGGTCCAAACGGCAGGGAAACCAGTTGGATCCCATGCCGCCTTAAATACTCCGAGGATGATATCGCGCGCTTCGTCGAACGTCATCGCTTCACCCCGAATACATACAGGACGACAGTCGGGCCGGGCTTGAGCACTTGTGCCCAATCAATGTTCCAGCGAACGCCGTCGTCCAGAATTGTGTGGAAGCCTTCCAGCGATACATCCGTAGGCGCAACGAGTGCGACCTGCTCAACGCGATCAAGAAGCTCCTCCTTGACAATATCGCGCCCTAAGCCCGAACCGGAAGCAGGCACGAAAACAGCAGGCACCGATTTCGATTGTGCTACCGTAGGTGCGCCTGCACCTTTCCAGGGCCTGCTGGCGTCGGTAGCAGTTGCATCCAACTTCTGGAGCGTGACGGTTCGACCGTTCTCCCCGATCAGTTCCTGCGCAAGTTGGGCAAGTTCGGTGTAATCGGTGGCCACTTGATCACCTAATAACCTGGCTTGCCGAATATACAAGGCCACGGAGCAGCATGTCCGCGGCAGGGTAAGGGCGGAACAGCATAGTGGTTGATCCTAGACCTGTCTGCGGCACAGCGTAGTCGGTTTCGATAGGCCCGACTTTTTTCTTAGTGGCGGCGACAGTCAGACCGCTTGCATCCACCTTGAGGTCCGGCGCAAGTTCCGCGCTAAGCGCGCGAACAGCGTATTCGCAACAGGAACGACGCAAACCGACAGGGATCGCAGTATCTGCGAAGTTCGCTGCACCAGTGCGCGGCCATGACAGAGCTTGTGATGTCGTCTTCTTATCACCGATGAAGCGCTGTCCGAAACGTCCTTCGATGTAATCCGTAGCCTTGACAAGTGCAGCCTGCTTGACAGCATCAACACCAGTCCAGGCGGCGTTGCTTCGATCCGCAAAGTAGCTGTCAGCTTCCGCGATCGTGGCGTAGGAGTTGGCGTCAGCCTTTGCAGTTCCGTCTTCAACAACGAATGCCATCATGCACCTCCGATCTTAGAGAAGCGACCAAGGCCAGTATCGAGCAGCACTTCGAAACCGGCTGCCGGTGTGACCACAGCAGCGCGCTCAACATGGTCCAGCGCCATGGATTCGCCCGCAGAAAGGGCGGGCGTCTTGATTGTTCTGTTGCTGGTGCCTGCTATGGTTGAAGCAGTTGTTCCAGCAGATGCGCCCGCTACGCTGCGGAAAGCAATCCTTGCACCAGCAGGCAAGGTGATCGCGCCCGTGACAGGTAACGCCACCAGTGGTGCGAAGGCAGACACATTCTGACGTTCCTTACGGTTCTTCGAGATCACCTGTACCTGCTTCATGGCTTAGCTCCCGGGCCGTTGATTGCCGCGACCAGTGCGACGCGCCATTGCGGAATCGAGGGGCGAGCGCAGGCCCGACGCCAATTCCTTCAAGCTGATGCCGCTGTCCTTGATCATCTGCTGGCGGGCCGCACGCTGTTCCAGTACTTTGCGTTGCGACGCCAAATAGTCCTGAATGGCGTGGGTCGTATTGTCGTTCGGCCGCAGGCTCTCCAACTTCATGCGAAGCTCGTCTTCACGCTTGCGCGCCTTGTCGAACTCGGCATCCACCTTGGCCTTGTGGCGACGGATCTCGCGGACGAGTTCTTCTTGCTCCGCCAGTTCTGCTTGGAGCGCCAGAATTTCATCGGTTGCACCAGTTCCGACAGCTTCCATCGTGGGCTGTTGGGCTTGGCCCGCGTCGATGTCGTCAGGCTTGCCCAGAGAAGAGGGGCCTTGTTCGGTGCTTGGGGCCGCGTGCGGGGCGGCTGGGGCCGCGCTTTGCTGCTGCTCGGTGCTACCCTGCGGGCTTTGCATTTGCGGGGCCTGTTGCTCAGCACTGGGCGCGGTGTAGCCGGTTGCAGTGGCGCGGGAAAAGCCAGGCGCAGCGACCGCCACTTGTTCGCGGGTCAGCGTCTGGTCGGAAGCCAGCATCCTAACGGTATCCAGGCGGGGCAGGCCGTCTGCGGTCCAGTGATTGTTATTCTGGACATCCAGTTTCAGAAGGGCTCCAAGAATCTTGTTCGTCATAGTCATTCTCCGTTTGTGGTTAAAAGGACAGAGCGTCAGCGTATGATGACCACACCGACGCCCTAATCTTAGTTGTCCCGAGAACGCTACAGCAATCCAAATTGGATTCACACGACGACGCGGGATTGCAGCAGCTTCGTCAATTTCTCGAGATGGATTGCCCGCAGCTTTCCTTCCTGCGCATACTGCTGCACATAAGAAAGTATTTCTGCAAGATGCTCTGATGTAGGATTGGTTCCGTCCACCGCGGCTGAAATAGTATGAAAATAGCAGACCATGATTCCGCCACGAGCGACGAGATCGTCGATGACGGCTTTCAGCGTGGCAATTGCAGTTCCAAGACTGATTCCGGACAGGAGATTCTTCTGTCTCTTATAC